CTCTCCATCCGGGCCACCGGAATGCAATACCAGATGATATGTTGTAACTGTAAAAATTTCGATGATACAATATGTTTTCCCGGGTAATTTGCCCGGGAATTTTTATTGCTTTTCTTCTATATACCTGTTATTATAACACATGGTCAGAACATCCAAAATGACCAGAAAAAAGAAACGCCGCGTAGTTGCGGCGTTTCTTTTTGCCCCGGGGTCTCCCGGGGCTTTTTAATTGCTGATCACTGCCGGTTGCACCACTCCTGCAGGGCACGTACCATCGCGGACGGGTAGCTGATCACGCCGTCAACCGTTGTGCCGAGTTTTTTCTGGAGCGCGCGGATGGTCTGCGGTCCGAGGTAGCCGTCTGCGGTCACTCCTGCCCATCTCTGCATGGCCCTGATCAGATCGGATCCGCCGGACAGCTTGCCAGACCATTCGGCCGCCGCGATGCCAGCACAGTATTTTTTATTACTGTTTGGCTGATTGCTGATTTTGCCATCTACGCCGGTTTTAAAAATCTCCTGTAGGCGGCGTGTCAGCTCATGACCCCATACGCCGTCAACCAAGATCTGCTGCTTTTGGGCAGCGTCTTCTTCTGCCCCTCCGTAAGTACAATACTTGGTGTGGCAGTTGATCCAGCCCGCGCCGGATAACAGTCGTCCCCAGCTTGTGTTTTTGATCTCTGTCACCGTATAGCTTCCCTGATCCGTGATCATGCCAACAATACGGCTGTCTGCGTTTGGCTGTTCTCTAATATTAAGGTCGGTATTGACCTTGTAAATACCAGGCTCATATTTTCCGCTTTCTGGCTGTTCAGCCGATGCCTCGCCGCTGATCAAGCTCTTAAACCGCTCCCAATCCCCTCTCTCGATGATCTGGCTCGGGCAGTGCTTGCTACAGATATCATAGTGGCGGTATACGCGGCTGGCCGGGATGCCGGTCTCCCGCATGATCTCTTTGACGACCGTGGCTGTGTTCTGGAAGGCCTGCTCATAGTCATATCCTTTTTGCACGCACATTTCCACGCCGATGCTGCTACGGTTTCCATATTTTCCAAACAGATTCGTTCCTCCGTAATTGACGCCTACATGCCAGCATCCGCGGCTGTGTGGTGCTGCCTGATACGCCGTTTCTCCATCATCAACGTAATAGTGGGCAGACATATTGGACAGCTCACCATTATGCTGCGCTTCTGCGTGTGTGCGGGCATCGGCGCCCGCTCTGAAATTATCTGTGTTGTGGACTACAATACACCGCGGATCGTTCTCTTCGTAGGTGTTCTGGTTGCTGATAAAAGATCTGTCAATTCTCATGATACTTCCCTTTCTCCGGCAGATTTGCGCCGGCGCAAAAGAGGACGGTTATTGGCCGCCCTCACTCTGTTTTCTGTGTCTGCTTGATAATCTGATTCACATAGTTGCTCAGCCCAGCGACGAGAATTCCCTGCGTGACCGCCGTAAATACTGCCATTGCCGCCTGCTGACCGGTGCACACCTCACTGGTGGCCAGCACCCAAATCGCGCAAAGTACAATGCTCACACCACCCAGAATCAGTGGAATATACTTGTCCTTTACAGCCTGTGCCTGTTTCAGGCCCATGCCCAGGAAGTACAGGACAATAGCTACAATGATCAGTTCCGGTTTTACATAATTCATAATCTGTTCCATGTCAATCGCCTTTCTTTTTTAAGTGTAATTCATCAATTTCCTGCTTCATCTTTGTGATCATACCGTTTCCACCAAGCACATGATAGGCTTCGTACATCTCGCAGAAGTTCTGGTATGCATAGGATGGGATGTCTCCAAGCTGTGTGTACTTGCTGTGGTACTCAATCAGCTGGACTCTGAGTAGTAACATAGTTCCCTTACTGTTCGCGTCTCGATCCCTTTTCTGATTTTTTAAGAGCCAGACGATGTAGCCCAGCAGCACTGGAAGTGCTATCGTATATGTCTGCATTAATATTTCATTCACTGCTCTGTCTCTCTTTCCCACTATTGAACGCAGAAGAAGGACCGTTTCCGGCCCTACTCAGTTTTTCCCTTTTCTTCCAGCTCTGCAGTGTACTTATCATACTCGTCCCAGATGTCATTCTCAAATTTATCAACAACATCATCGATATCCTTTTTATTGGCACGATACTTTCTACCGTTGTTGATGTAGCGATTGATGATTGGAACATCCGGATGTTTTGCATCCATATTGGCGTCCATAGACACAACGGTCTCGCCGTCAACTGTGATGATTCCAGAATAATGAATGTCCTTTGTGTAAGTTGCTTCTACTTTCATGTTATTTCCCTCCTGTTATTTGATTTTTTTACGTTAAGCCGTTCTTTTCCACATGTAACATGTGATATACGGCTGAACAACCGACTGCTTTGTATTTCCTGCCGAATCTGTATAATTTAAGCGTGCTGATCCTGTCCCAACAGTTCCTTTCCAAGTCATTCGGCTTATACTTGCAGCTATACCTGATCCATGTCGTCCTCCATTCGATCCTCCCTCGAGATACATGCTGCCATTGTCAGCACCGACGGTTTCAAGATGTTTGTGAGATAGATTTATAGTTTTAGAACCACCTGTTTTTTCTACGTAGCTAAAATCAGAATCAGATGCATTAACTCCGATCGGCACTCGTCCAGTTCCCCAAGCGACCCATGTGCCTCCAAACAGATTCTTTGGGTTCGTGGAATTTGCAGACATATAGATAGAACCCACTGGATATATCAGTTTTGACAATGTTGTCATATTGATCTGGACAGCTTCCAGGGCTATATCTTTCGATGGGACATCCAGTTTTATTCCATCTGCCGTTTCTGTTATACACGCTTCAATATCGTCTGCTTCATCTGGATCCGTTGCTTTTCCCTTGAACATTCCAATGTGTATATTGTTTTCTGATGCAAAAAGCTGTCTTGTATATCTGTTTCCATTTGAATTGTGCTGCATTTTAACGAGAACTTTATCATCACCTAATAGGGCCGTATTCTGTCCGCTTACTGTTAAAGTCGGATCTTTTCCTCCATATGTCCACATCTGCTCATATTTAATCTTTCCTTTTCCACCGCACAATTCAATGACCGCGTCCGTAGCATTTTTCCCAAGCTGAATCAGCTTTTCACCGTAGCTGGCCAATACAGTTCCTGCCTGGTTAAGGATTTCGAAAGCTGATGATGATATCTTTGTTCTATATCCAGACCAGGAACCATTTGTTTTATTTCCGATCTGGAGACCGACTCCGGATGTGAATTCCATAAAGTTCGTTGCTGTTTTTGCAGCATTCTCAGGATTTATTCGATAAGAAAGATTTTGCAATGTACCCGTTGTTGGCTCTGCTGTCTGCGTAGTATTTGATAAAGCCCAAGAAGTATATTTTCCAGAAATAGTATATGTTCCCCAGCTATAAGACCAAGGGAGGTAAATCCACACGTCACATTTATTGCTTGCTGTGGCTCTAACCTGAACTTTCAAATCGTCACAATTTTGCCGGGTAACGCTGACGCCAAATGCCGATGTGGTTGACGCGGACGACTGCCAGCCGTCTTTAATAACGATTTCAGCTTGAGAATTTTGATAAGCATATCCATTATATCCGCTTCCTGTATAGACATTGATGATAAAATTGCTATTGTCTCCTGCTGATGTAAGAGTCCCAAGTTTTGACCATACAATCTGATTTGATCCACCGGTAAGCGGATAGCATTTGATATCCGACTCTCCTTTATCACCTTTATCTCCCTTACTGCCGGTAGCCCCTGTTGCACCCCTCGGGATAATTGTATGGCTTATACATAAACCTTTCAGATCTCCAGATGCAGTATTACTCCGATAATAAGCAACATGAGCATTTTTTGTATCTGTCGCCGTTCCAACGATTGCAAACATATCACCAATCCGGCAACCATTACGGATACCAGATGTGCTGGACCAAGTTTCCTCATGATTGATAGTACCGTACGTAGTCCATCGAGACTCAGTAAAGGCATCTCTGACTACGTTTGCTACAAGACTATAGCCCTGTGATCCGGTGGCACCTGTAGTGCCTTTATCCCCCTTATCTCCTTTTGTCCCGGTTACACATACTGCGGTAGTTGTTGAAGATGTATTATCGGTATAAGTGATAACAGACCTGGCCCAGATATACTTTCCATTTTCCCATCCAGGATAAGTCGTTCCCCATGAACCGCCATTCAAAGATGTCGCAGAAGTTGATTTGTAATACTGTTCTACGATAGATTTTACACCTTTACCAGTCCCTCCAGTATCTCCTTTATCACCTTTCGATCCCTGTGCTCCGGCAATGCATACTCCATTTTGATTCGGGGAATAGGTTTTGTTTCCAGACCCATCAATTGTTACTGTACGACTCCACATATACTTTCCATTAACCCATGTCGGCGCTGTCGTCGACCATGATCCACCGGACAATGAAGTTGCCGAAGTTGAGAGATAATACTCCACGTCAACAAAAGACACATAATCCTCAGGTGCCGGTGTCCAGTCTGTGGCCATATTGCCTTCTTCTAATTTTTCCCATTGAAAAGTAAGTGTTCCGGTGCCAGTAACGTCTAGACCTAATCTCGGAATTATAACACTTCTCGTGCTATTTCCACCTTTAGGTATCGTATATGTAACCCAATATTTTGTCATTGTAGTAGTAAGAACGAAGTCGCACAAACCATCAATGGCGGTTGATCTTTGTCCTTGACTACCAACTACAGAAATAATATTTGACGGATTATAAAAATGCACTCGTATTTTATCGCCATTGACAGATGACTTTGCCCAGAAGGATAATGTATATACACTTCCATTTAGTAAGACCGTTGTTTTCCATGAGCATTTATCAGCATATCCAGATGTTGGATAGGTATACGTTATGGGAGATTTATGTGTTCCCACCAATAAATTTCGTCCGCCGACGACAATTCCTTCCGGTGTGCTGCCGACGTTGTAAGCAGTTGAAGTTGTATTATCCGTATAGGTGATGATCGTTCGTGTCCAGAAATATGGTTTGTCCGCACTTGTCGCCGGAGGAGTTGCTGACCATACTCCAGTAGGGATCGTAGTTCCAGACGAACTTGCCTGATATGTTACTGCAGTAGATTTAACGCCTTTTCCACTTGCACCAGTATCGCCCTTATCTCCCTTACTGCCGGTAGCTCCTGTTGCACCCCTCGGGATAATTGTATGGCTTATACACAAACCTTTCAGATCTCCAGATGCAGTATTACTCCGATAATAAGCAACATGAGCATTTTTTGTGTCCGTTGCAGTTCCAACGATTGCAAACATATCACCAATCCGGCAACCGTTACGGATACCAGATGTGCTGGACCAAGTTTCTTCGTGATTAATCGTTCCATATGTTGTCCACCGAGACTCGATGAAGGCATCTCTAACCACATTTGCCACAAGACTATATCCCTGTGAACCAGTAGCCCCTGTAGCACCTTTGTTACCATATACACCGATAACTCGTTTTGTTGTGTCTACAGTTGTCCCATTTGTATAAGTAATTGTCTCGTAGTTCCAGAGATATTTATCGCTCTCTGTCATTGTCGGAACGGTGGATGACCACGATGTAGGAACAGTCGAATTGGATGTGGAGACTGCGTAGTGCTCAGTAATGCTTTTAATGCCATTTCCGGTTGATCCGGTATCACCTTTATCCCCTTTACTTCCCTGATCACCGTATGATCCAATGACGCAAGGCATAGTTGTACTCGCCACGGTTCCGTCGGTATACTTCACAACCTCATAATTCCAAAGATACTTCTTAGCCGCAGACACAGACTGGACAGCTGTTGTCCATCCACTCGTCGCCGTTGTAACTCCGCTGGAAGATGCCGTTGCCAGGTAATAATTGACTACTGATCCAATACTCTTTCCATTGGTGCCATTTGCACCATTGGTTCCCATACGGCCGACACTATATATCGTGGATGTTGTGTTGTCAGTGTAAGTGATGATTGTACGTGTCCACAGATACTGCCCCGCGGATGCAGATGGCACAGACCCAGACCATGTGCCAGTTGGAACTGTTGTTCCGGAAGTTGAAACCTGGTATGCAACAGATGTCGATTTAACCCCCTTACCCGTATCACCCTTATCACCTTTGGCTCCAGCCTCGCCTTTGATTTTCGCCCACTTATACATTCCGACACTTGTAGGATCATCTTTTGCATAGTCCACGCATGTTCCGATATAAGCGCCAATATCCTCACCACTGTTCCCGGTGAATGTCTTCCCACCGTCATTACTATATTTGATGTGCAGATAACTGGTTTTCCCGTCTGCTCCATTGGTACCTGAAATTCCCTGTTTTCCCTGTGGCCCCTGCGAACCTTCCAGCTGCTGCCAGCTGTACTTCTTCGGATCATCCGAATCCGTCTGTGTAAAATCCACATACGTTCCAATGTATTTTGACGGTGTCTCTGTCATCTGAGACGCAGAGGTCGGATTCGAAACTGCAGAATACTTGATGTGAAAATACGTCGTTTTTCCATCTTTTCCAGCAATACCTCGCTCCCCCTGTGGTCCCTGGATTCCCTGCAGTCCCTGCGTGCCCTGCGGTCCTTGAATCTTTGTCCACTTGTATTTAGATGGGTCGGTAGAATCTGCCTTTGTATAGTCCGTATACACACCGATGTACGTCTTACCGGTTGATTCAGTAATAGAAAAGCCTGTCTTTCCATCCGCACTCGTTGCATAAGCGATATGAAAATACGGTGTTTTTCCATCTGCTCCCGGCTTTCCTTGGATTCCCTGCGTACCATCGGCACCTTTAATCTTACTCCAAGCATATTTCGTTGGGTCTGTGCTGTCCGCTACGACCTCATCTACATACATTCCGACATAATCACGATCCGAATCAGAAACGGAGAAACTGACCTTTCCATCAGAGCTATTTGCATAAGCAATATGCGTATACGTGGATTTGCCACTTTCGCCCTTTGGTCCCTGGATTCCCTGATCACCCTTATCGCCCTGCAGGCCGCGCAGTCCTTGCTCGCCCGGATCTCCCTTATCTCCTTTCGGCCCCTGAAATTTGCTCCAACGATACTTCGCCGGATTGGTGCTGTCAGCCTTGATAAAATCCACGTATTGGCCTATATACGTTTTATCGACGGCGTTGGTTGTCGAAAAGCCTGTCTTTCCATCCGCGCTTGTTGCATAAGCGATATGCAGATAACTGGTTTCACCATTCGCACCGTTTTCTCCAGGGGTTCCATCGGCGCCGTCCTCTCCGTCATCGCCCTGAAATTTTCGCCAGGTGTACTTGGTCGGATCTGTACTGTCCTCCAATATATAGTCCACATAGGTACCGATATATTTTCCTGTATCCTTCCGCAACTGATTTGCTGTCGGGTTCGGAACATCAGCATATCTCACATGGAAGAAACTAGTCAGACCATTCTTTCCGGGCTCTCCCGCAATTCCCTGCTCTCCAACAACCTTTACCCAGGTATAGATGCTCGGGTCTGTAAGTACCGGCTGTTTTGTCGTCTGATTGTATGCGATACCCATGTATGTCTTTCCAGCTGATTTGAGCGATATTCCGCCGCCCGTTTCCGTATCAGCAAACACAACCCAAGTGTAAAACGTCCGGTTCTTTGCCAGTTTTTCAAATTGTGAAGCCAGACTTTCCATCTTTTCCGAAATTCCACTTGATTTGAGTTTATATTCGCCCAGCGTTGCTGTGTATTCATCATTACAAATGGAAGATTCCAATTTCATGATTCTCGCAGACAAATACAGTTCTCCGGTATCGTCTACAATATTCACCGTATCGCCGATTTTAATCCCATCCGGCAGATACGCCAGCTCTACTTCATAGGAAACAGCCGCATCGTAGATCTTTTTCAGTTTGGAAACGGCACGATTGCACAGTTCCGACTGGCTGGTAGTATCGTAAGTGTACGACTGGACGATATGTCCCGTACCACTTCCTTTTTCAGATAAATAACGGCTCCATTTCGCCACGGCACTTCTGGAATACAGAGTGCTGCCGGACAAATAGATGTCGCCGTCATCGTATTTGTATCCCTTTAAAGTGATTGGCGTCTCGCTTTCTTCCGGATAGCCTCCTGTAACAGACAGTGCGGTCGCCAGATCTTCCACAGAGCTCTTTACAATGATATTGTTGATCTCCCGGTTGATCCGCAGCTCCCTGCCGCTGTCTGTTCCCCGTTTTTTATGTAGATTGATATACTTGTGCCGGGTCCGCAGCCGATCGATCTCAAAACTGTACGATACCTCCGCATCAAACTGTGTGGCAACACTCAGAATTCTCTCCGAAGCTGTTGTTTCCCCCTCCCAGGACAGTTTTCTGTTCAGATTGCTGACCTCGTTCAGTCCTACTTCAAAACCGGAATCGTAGCTGAATTTCTCAACGTAATAGCTCGCCGGGTATGCTTTGTCGGCCGCATAGGCTCCAACCGTTTCATTCAGTAGATCCATTCCTGCGTCTTCTGCATAAATTTCGACTTCCTGTTTAAAAACATTCTCCTCACTGGTAATGATGGTATAGAATTCCTCTTCCTCTCCATTCTTTCTGAGAATGTAATTTCCGACTGCCCCATACCGAGAAGCTTCTTTTCTCGTTTTTTCTGTATAATTCAGTGTAAATTCAAGTGTTGCAACACCAGCTTCTACTTCTTCCGTTTTCAGGTCGTCTGAAATTCTCAGCCCTTCCGGGAGATGTGTACTCGCCTGCCCCAGAATATTCATATGTCTGTCCGTAAAATACAAAATCACAGAAACACCTCCCTGTATTTCATCGTAAACTCTGGTTGTGTTGCCCAGTTCGAAGCGATACATTCGATCTGATTCGTCCCAGGTTTCAAGTAGAACCCTTCCCAATCATTTCCAAGTGTTCCAAGATCCTGCCGTGGAAGCCCCTGCAATGTAACATCTCCATTGCTGCAGTCTGCCGTTAAGATCTGGTTTGCTGCAAATTTGTTCGGGATATCTCGCCATTTCTCTACATTGTCGATGCGGATGGAAATCCCACGGAAATAATTTCTCGTAACGAATTGATTTCCCGTATCTCGCGCTCCCCACTGTCCAATGTAAAGTTTTACACTGCATACTTTCGTGTCTTTTAATTCTGGAACTGTAAATTCTTTGTATCCACCAAACCAGTAGAAACGTATTTTTTCGCCGCTCTTTAAAATATCGCTATCACCATGCAAACGATTATATGGATTGGAATCGTCTCTGTAGCATGGTTCAAATGTATATTTCTTTACAACTCGCGGTTTATTTCCACCTACCCACATGCACATAGCTGCTGTGTTTCCGCTCATGTCATTCTTATAGATTTCCTGGCAACAAATCATTTTTCCATTTGTATCGCAAAAAGCAACCGCCTGGCATCCTGTCTGCCCCATCAAACCCGTCTCAAACCAGCTGTTCACGTAACAATATAGATTAGCAGATCCCTTCGTTCCGTTTGAATCCACAATCGGAATTGTTTTCATTGCCCCGTTCCATCCATTTTTATTTGCCGTTGTAGCATATCCACTGCTGGCCAAATACAGCCCCTGTGTTCCGTCATAAACGTCCATAATGCTCAATTTTCCAGCTGTTTTGCTTGTGTCATGCAAAAAATTATTTCCTGTGTCATCTGTCCATTTCGTATCTTTCGCCCATATCCTGCTGTCCTTATAGTTTGTTACCATTTCACTTTTTTTGTACATTTCGCCATCCGCTTCATCTGGATCGCCAAACTGGAGGATTTTCTTTGATTCATTCACGAAACCGATCATGCCATTGTCGCTTTTCATTTTCGCTTGGAAGGACGGAAATGCTTTGTACGTGCCATTGTAGGACACGACGAACGTTTTCCCGCCATCTGCAGTCGGGCTTACGGTAAATTCTTCCACGGAATATTTGAATGGATCCGCGCAGTAAAATTCCAGCTCCGATGTAATCGAGTTCTTTCCTGCAGGCACCTCACCGGCTCCCTGCTTTGTTCCGATATAATATTTGTCCGGCTCATCCGCAAAAATAAGAGTCGCCTGTTCTTCATCCAGAAGAGCATTCAGCTTGTTATACGCACTACGAAAAGCCGAATTATCTTCAGCAATCAGTTGATATCCAACCACAATGGTTCTTGGTTGATAGCGTTTGCGCCGGTATTTCGTACCATCGGATACGCCAGTTTCCAGATCTGTAATCTCCGTCCCTAAAACTTCCCGGCCAGACACATATAGTGTCCGGTAGCCGGGAATCACATTTTCCAAATAGTTTCCATTAAACATGAGAGCCTCCGAAGGCAGGTTCTGCCCTGGGTACCGCTCTGTGGTATCTACAAAGTTATACATTAGTTCTCCTGCCTTTCTTTCTGTTCTCCCTTGTCTCCTGTTTCTCAATTTCTTCTCGTGTATACGTTGCAGTCGCTTTTCCAATCTCTCTTCCGTCCAGATTAACCGGTACGTAGATGGTATACTTTCCGCTGCTGCTGTACTGGTAACTGTCGTTCAGATCTTCATAGCCTGTCCGAAGGCTCATTCCGATTTCCGGTGCAGGTGTAAGCTCCGGAATCTGTATCAGCTCCATGGCTGCCTGCTTTGCTTCCTGAACATGATCCATAATGCCGTTGATCCAGCCAATACCGAAATAGTTGCCCAGCTTATCCGCAACCCGTGACGGACTGTGAATCTGTGCTTTCGCGCGGATTGCCGCCTCTGCAGCAGCCGCAAGCTGTGCCGCCACTGCTCTTACATGGCCGACCTGGCTTGCCATACCGTTTGCGAGTCCCATGCCAATGTATGCACCGTACGAATAGGTGTTTATGTTGCTTATAGGTGTCTTTGCCGCATTTGCAAGTGCACGTGATGCGCTCGTTACAGCACTGTTTTTTGATCGGATCCCATTTGCCATATTGTTTCCAATACCCTGTCCACTGCGAAGTGCCGCTGGTTCTGTCGTTTTCAACGCAGCATTCACTGCTTTTGAAACGTTTTTAGCGCTGGAAACTGCTTTGGTTCCACTGCTCGAAATTGTACCCGAAAAATTACTCATCGATGTAGACGCAACATTATTTAAGGTAGTCAAGCCGGTATCCATACCCTCTGTGACCGCTGCTCCCGCGTTTGTTCCAGCCGAAAGCAAAGTCCCATTGCCATTGCTGATCCCGGCTGTAAGCGCGCTAATTGCTGTGTCTCCGACACTTCCCGCGGATGCTGCAACGCTTCCAATGCCAGCCTGAATCCCGGCCGCTGTACTACTTGCCGCTGTATTTCCGAGCGAATTCGCCGCACTTGATACCTGCGAACTTCCGGCATTAATTCCGGATACCGTACCAGACGTTACGCTTTTTCCGCCTTTTTCTCCTCCTGCACACCAGTCACTGATATTGCCGAAAAACTTTCCGATTTTTCCACCCAACTTGGAAAGCCCACCGAAGATTCCTTCTCCAATGGCCAACACTACCTGCTTTCCGACTTCCAGCCAGTCTGTCGCCATAATTGTGTCAATCATAGCAGACAGCACCTGCGGCAATGCTTTCAAAAGCTGTGGAATCGCACCTATAATTCCCTGTGCCAATGTTCCGATAATCTGAGCTGCTGTCATCAAAATTGTAGGAAGATTCTGTAAAATTCCCTGTACAAAAGAACTTAGTGATTGAATTGCAGCATCAATCAGTGATGGTAAATTCTCAGTAATTCCTTGTGCCAGTGCCAGTAAAAGCTGCATGCCAGTCATAATGAGCTGTGGTAGTGCAGAAGCAATTCCTGTAATAAGCGTTGTTACCATATTGACTGCTGATGGAATCAGTTCCGGAAGGGCACTGATCAAGCCGGATACAAGAGATTGAACCAGCGTTACTCCGCCCGCAATCAAAGCCGGCAGATTGGCCGTAATCGTATCCAGCAATTCAGAAACCAGATGTCCGCCCTGCTGAATGAGCTCCGGCAGCCTGCTTGTTATTCCGTTGACCAGGTTCGTGATAAACTGAGGTCCTCGTGTCTGCGCCAGCTGTAAAATACTGTCAATCTGCGATCCAAAAGTCTGATAGAGCAGTCCAAGTCCGGCGAGCACGACAGCAATCAGTGCCGCCGGCATCAGTGCCTTCATAGCAAGACCCATGATCTGGGTCAGACCGCTAAACATTTTTGATCCTACACCAAAAATCAATTTTCCAACCGTCTGTACGGTTGATGTAACTGTCTGTACAACTTTTCCACCCAATGCTCCAATTTTCTGTATCCCATTAGCACCATCTAAGGTGGCGGCATCCAGAATATCTTTAAATGGATTTTTTATTTTTCCAACTGCGGACTGTAATATTCCACCAAGCTTCGAATTGCTAAACGCCTTTCCAATGCTTTTTCCGGCATTTTTTGCCCATTGCGGCACTTCTTTCAAGGTTCCGTTTATCCCCCCAATACCCATAGAAACCAGTTTCCATGTATTGCCCTGAAAAAAATCACTTGCTTTGGTAACAATACCCAAAGCTCCAAGAACTGCTCCAAGAGCCTTTACCTTCTCCCCGGTTCCATCCAGAAGACCTCCAATTTCTTTCAATCCACCTTCCAGACCACCATCTTTAAACGCAGATCCAAGATTTTGAATCCACTGGATTGCTTTTTCAATGTACTTTACATCGGATAACTTTTGGTTAAGATTATTTACCACGGAAGTAGCATTTTCCACAAAACCTTTAAGGCTTTCACTTGCCTGTTCGAAAGCTGTAATTCCAAGTCCTTCCATTCCAGACTTAAGTTCATCAACAGCTCCCTGCAAGTTATCCATTTTGATTCCAGCCATTTTCTCGGCAGAACCAGCTGCATTATTGATCGCATCGGAAAGCTTATTGAAGTCTTCATCGCTTGCATTTGCAATTGCCAGAAGTCCAGACATTGCCTCCTGACCGCCAAGCATAGCCGCATAGGATGCCTTTTCGTCCTCTGTCATCCCTTGCATGCCTTTTCGCATGTCTTTCATGACCTCTCCAAAAGAATTCATATTTCCATTGGTATCAGTAAGTCTAAGACCCAATGCAGACATTGCCATACTGGATTCTTCCGTTGGCTTTGCCATACGCGTAATAGTAGAGCGGAGGGCCGTACCGGCGGCGCTTCCTTTGATGGAACTATTCGCCATAAGGCCAGTGGCAAGAGAAATGTCCTGAATCGAGTAGCCCATTGCGCCAGCTACGGAACCGACATATTTAAAGGTTTCACCCATCAAATCGACATTCGTATTTGCATTTGCAGAAGCGGCTGCCAATACATCAGCAAATTCTCCACTGTCTTTAGCCTGTTTTCCAAATGCTGTCAAGGCATCCGTCACAATATCCGACGTTCTTGCCAGATCACTGCCAGATGCTGCGGCCAGATTCATGATTCCGTCAATACCAGAAAGCATGTCCGCAGTTTTCCATCCGGCCATTGCCATATATTCCATTGCATTAGCCGCTTCTGTAGCTGTATATTTCGTGCTTGCGCCCATTTCTTTAGCTTTTTTAGACAAACTCTCAAAATTTGTTCCTGTAGCTCCAGAAATGGCCGCCACGGAAGACATCGCATTTTCAAAGCTCATACCTGCGCTTACTGCACTTGTTGTCACACTTTTAAGTGCGCTCCCGACAGCTGTAACTGCCTTACCTCCAATCGCCGCCATTGCGCCGAATCCAAGTCCGCTGGATATGGTACCGCGCAGCCGTTCTGCTGTATCGCTACACGATTTCATCGTCGAAGAGAAATTGTTATCTACCGCCGATAAAACTGCTTTCACACTATAAGACTCTGCCGTTTTCACCATCTCCTTTCCGAATCAGTTTTGAAATTCCAGCAAAGCGAGGGTCTGTCCTTTTTGTTCTGCGTTTTTTCAAATTTTCAAGTTCCCGTTCATAATCGAAGAATTTCCGGAACTTTTTATAGACCGGAACCGTCTTTTTACCGGCTTTACGCTCTGCACGCACAGCGAAATCAAGATACGCCTGCCTGTGCGCTGCGAAATTTTGATCAAACATTTTCAATTCCAGAGCCTCCATCATGACGTTATACTGAGCTACCGTCAGCTGATCCACTTGTTCGAATGATGTAAAATTGAAGTACCGGAAGCAGTTTACCGCAACATCATGATAAATTTTCTGAAAATCTACTGTTCCTTCTTGCTCTGCGCTTTTTTCTGAAATTCTTCCAGAGTCTTTTTCAGCGTCTCCTGACGTTCCTTCTCCTCCGCCACTGCTTTCTCGATTTCTGCAACCGTCTTCTTCGTAGCATTGGCTGTCTTTAAGAAACCCAGCGTATCCTCGAAAAGTTTATCAATATCCGTTTCTGGGTCATCAATATACCCGTCCAGCTGGTCTCTTGTCACTCTCGGATTCTGCCCATTGTTTGCCGCATCCAGCAGGTCTACAAGGACTTCTATGTCGCCGTCCATGATTTCTGCAACTGCGTATTTCAGACCGATATTCTTTCTAACATCTTTGACTCCGTCAACCGGCATAGTTACTTTTTTATTCATTTCTCTCATGAATCCCATGCCAAAATTAAACTGATACACCTGTCCATTGATTGTAAGTTCCATATCATTTTTCTCCTTTACTGTTCAAAAAAGAGGACGATTGCTCGCCCTCTGCATTTTTACACTCCTGTTTTAGTTGTATCTGTAAATACGTATGCCGCTACTTCCTGCTGTGCGGCTGTCACTGTCACATCGCCTTTCTCGCCGATTCCGTTTACGCCAAAGGTAAGGGATACTTCTACCATATCCTCGGCATTCGAAGTCTTTTCCAGCTCCGTTACGTACCCCTGGAAATATTTTCCCTTGAATTTATTGCTTCCGCTGGATGCTGGTTCATCCAGATTTGCTTCCCAGATCTCGACCAGTTCATCATTGATCATGGCATCTTCAAGAGAGTCGATCAGTGTGTCGCCCTTGGCAAGAATACTGGTTGCCGTAATCTCAACCTCGGCTGCTCCCGGGGTACGGATCGTGCCATCCTTTGTCTCTGTGGTATCGGCATCTTTGCTTGTCGTTCTGCCGTTCTCTGTCGTAAACGCTAATGCTGTAGCTGCATTTTTAGCCGCATCTTTTTTAAGGCGGTACAGATAAACGATCTTTTTACCACGTACCGCATCTGCGAATAACTGTAAATCAATTGTTTTTCTCATGCTGTTCTCCTAACTGAATAAAAAAGTTACTTCCACGATACCGTGAAGAAGTGGCTGATTGGTGGTTGTGTCCGGCAATATTCTCTGATTCAGGTCCTGCACGGACCACGAAAAGTTGCCGGTATGTTCCAGCTGTCTGCAAATCTGCTTAATCTGCAGAAGCATCTGTGATACTGTGCCGCGCTGCCGCGGATTGTCATGCCAGACGTGAATTGTCTGGCTTGCAGTGCCGAATACAGCCGTTTTATTGGCTCTGTCGGTTAAATCGCTGTCCGCCAGATAGATAAACGGGTATGGCGTACCTTCCGGCGGTAAAAACGTGTCATACACACTGTCTGGATACTGTTTTTTTAATTCCAGAAGCAACGCACTGAATAATTCCTGCTGTGGGTCCATGATGTCACCTCGTAAGCTTTTTCAAATCGGATTTGAACTGTTCTTTCTGAATCGCATAAGAAGGATATACAAACGGCTGCGCTTCCATATATCTCGTACCATGTTCGAGGTATGGGCTATATTCCGTTGTTGGTCCGGCTTCGGCAGTCATTCCTCCATCTTTGATGCTCATCCCGATACTTCTTTTTGTTGTTCCGGTCTGATAACCCTTCTTGAAATTTGCTTTTCTCTGCATTTTTTCTTGCATTTGAGCACCATTTTCCTTTACAACCCGCTTTACATCGCTCATCTGCACGTTTTTCTTCAATTTGACCTGCAGCTTCTCCATTCCTTCCAGCTTGATTTTCGGCATCAAACCACCTCCGATAAAATAAAAGTCTGTTTCACACGTAATTTCCGCGTATAGTCCACTTTGTAGGTCGTGTTTCCAATCCGGATCCTGTCAAACGGCTTCTGATAATGGTTCTGGAGCTGCACTGTCACGCTGCCCTGACGGATCCCACCGTATACGATCTGCATGATTTCCGCCCGCGTATCCATCACAGATGCCATTTTCCGCACCTCTGTTACCTGATCGTCGGCATAGTTTCCAGTCGTTGGATCATACTCACCCGGCAGGACTCGCCGGAAGAAAATTGGCGTATCGTATCTCACAAAAACTTCACCTTTCCCTTCCTTGCCTCCCGCTGGCTGTCCAGATAAGACTGAATATCATCCATGTACCCGGCAAAATCATTTTCAGACCAGGAAAGGCTCTCGCCCTCAACACTGTGAGAGGAGAGCCCTTCTGATCCGATTCGGTTGAATCGAATGACTGAAACATCCAATATGATGTATTCCATTTCTTCCGGCGGCTCCAGACCGCCAAGAAGAAATTTCAACCGCTGTTTCGTGGCATTCAGAATCAGCTGTAGCTGCTGTTCTGTCTTTTTATCTGTGTCTTCCAGTCCAAGAAGCAGTTTCAGATCTTCGAGCATCGACTGCCTCCTACTTCTCTGGTTCTTTTACCAGTTCGATCACCGGGGTTCCACGCAGGTTTTTATCCGAAGCAAGCTCTTCCAGACGCTCTTTCGATACCTTGATTCCCTCGCGTGGGAAAACATCACCCTCTCGGTACTCATGGTCATCGTCATGAAGATCCGTAAAGTATTCAATCACCCTGTACATAGGTTCCTCCTTCTCAGCTCTTCACAGCTACTGTTACATCGCCGGAACGAACTGCTTTATAGTTCTGATCACACTCAACCAGCGTGATGTGATGGGTTGCTGTAGATGCGATTTCGGATTCTCCATCCCATTTGCTCCAGTTTTTCACGTCATCGCCGTATTTCACGGTAGTCGCGGATGCCGCATCTTTGTACTTCCAGCAGTTTTTCATAGACATCAGCTGCTCTTTTACGGAGATTTTTGTTTTTCCTGTTTCAGATCCTTCTGCCGCCGTTACGGTCAGTTTTCCAAGAGTCTGTGTATCCGCGCCACCAACGGAGATGTAGGCGATGGCATCCAGGTACTCACAGAATAAGCGCAGACCCATAATAGCGTACAGATCCGAAATTGCTCTCTCGTAGGTACCCTGTGCATGGAAACCGATAAAATGAGTAGTCGGGTCCGTTGTATAGCTGAGGCCAGCTTTTACGAACTCAGAGTCGCCCGGATCGATGTAATATCCGATGATGTTGTTGAGTGGAGTAGCAATGACGACGTTTTCCGGGATTTCAGAGCTTACGAAGACAACATCAGCGCCAAGGAATTTCTTCATATACTCAAAGCCGAACGCTGTCTGCAGGGAGATATCCGCGGCACCGACATATTTATACACATCCAGTGTATTTACCCATACTGCTACGCCGGTAGCCGTTCTTCTCATCTTTTTGAACTTATCTTTAACCTTTCCGATTGCCATAGCAACCGCCATCTGCCAAGTGCTTTCATGGCCAGTCAGAGAACCTGCTTTCAGCTGTGCGTACAGCTTATCCATGACAACGTTCTGCAGATCGGTTTTGAACTCTTCGTCGGTATCCTGTACTGCGGCATCATATCCCTTTTCCGCGATTGCCTCCAGGGTTACTCCCTTACGATACTTGCTGATTTTAATAGTATCAAACGGAATTTCTTCCACAGCGTACTGGGAGTACGGGATCTCTTCGCCCTCTGCGACCTCACCGGACTGCAGGTTTCCTGTCACCTTTTTTGTATTTAAAACGGTGTTGTTATCTTTCTTGATCATTCGGATAATGCCCAGGACGTCAAGCAGCGCCTGAATGTTTTTGCCGAAAGAGGTAACGAAATCAATCTCACGGGCTTTTACCTGGATCTGTTCCTGACCTGTCATGTTATCCGGTGCTGCAAATACCTGCAGCCCTAATTTCTCAATTTTATGCATGCTGTTTTCCTCCTACTGAAATAATGCAATATTTTCCGCAATCAGCCGCTGCCGTTCGATCGGGTTGCTGACTGCAAGAATCTGTTCTTTTGTCACAGCACCTTTCCCGCCGGATCCGCCCTTTGGTGCATTTCCCTTCAGGGCATCTTTTACGGCAGCCTGCACTGCGTCCTTGTACATCTTTCCGAAAGCTTCAACTGCCGCTTTTGTATCTTCAGCGCTTTCCGATACCAGATGTGCCAGAAGTTCATCCGGAATGCTGATTTCTTCATCTGACAGCATCTTTCTGGCTGTTTTTGACATCTCAGAAATCGAATTCTGCCGTTTCAGATCCGCCAGCTCTTTCTCCAGCTTTCGAGTCTTGTACTCTGCTTTCTCTTCTTTAGTCATCTTTGCAAGCTTTTCCGCCTCTGAAAGCTTGTCATCAGTCAGTGCCTGCCACTTTTCCTGCGCTTTGGTCACTGCTGTATTTACCGCCTTCTGGACCCTGCGGTCGAACTCTGCTCGATTCTCTGCCTGCCCAAGAAAATCATCAAATGACATCTCATTGCCGCTATCTCCAGAACCTGCTCCGGCTCCGTCCTCGTTTCCGTTTCCGGCTCCGCTGCCGTCTCCTTCACCTTCTGCAAATAACTGCAGGTTGTTCATTGGAATTCTCCAACGCATGTTTCTGTACTTCATTTCTTTTCCCTTTCTGCCCCGTCCCGTTCCATGCAGGCCCGTGCCGTTGCTCCTGGTGTTGTAGTTTAACGACATCCCAGTCACACCTGTTACACAATCCGGACACAGTCCGGGTATTCGTCAGCGATCATACAGATGCCGACAAAAAAGGAATCCACCAGAGTTCTTGCTTTCTCCGATAGATTCCCATACTGTATATCAACCCATCCGGGCGATACCTTGTATTCTATTTCATCCCTTGTCAGATCCTCAATCGAGCGGATCAGTGTCCGCACAAGGCTGGAAACGCCCGCACAGACGATGTCCTGCCCGTGCGGTGCGTACATTGCATGACCGGACACCTTAATTTCGTTTTTACGAACGCGCACCTCAATCATTCTCTGATCCTCTCTTTCTTAAATGGGCATAAAAATACCACCGGCCTCTCGACTAGTGGTAACTATGAAATAATCGCGCCAAGTAATGCAGACAATATCACGTTGAATGTTTCAGCACAATATTCTTTTGCTTTCTGCATGCGGCTGTTTTCTTCCAGGAACTGTACGCCCTCAAACGTAATCTCAAATGGTCTGTCTGTTTGGAGCATTGGCGCGTCTTTTGTTTTGTCAACGACCACAAATCCTGTAATATATCCCTTCCTTACAAGTGTTGCAATGATCTTGCACCAATAGCTTTGCGGAATATCAAATAATTTTGAATTCCACGCGAACTGTTCGAGTTCTGGTTCTACACCGAGTTTCATGCATTCGTACAGATATCTCAGTATTTTATACATGATTACTTCCATGTCATTCTTTGCCATTATCGTTTTTTACTCCTTAAACAGTTTTATACGAACGGAACCATCTCTTTTACGTCCTTCAACGTCCTTTTTGCCTTTTCAAGCAACGAATTTTCGAACAGATATGAAATACCTTTCGGCGTGATAATGGTATCGGGCAGATCGCCTAAAAGAACGCCATCTTTCGTATGATTAACAGCAATGCCTTTTACATATTCTTCCGTAATCAAGCTTAAAATGATATACTGCCAATAATTCTCAGGAATATTATAAGCTGATGCTGTAAGGTAACACGCTTCTGGTTTTTCACCCTTTTTCAAGCATTCATACAGATATTTCAGTACCTGGTATACAATCACGAAATAATCATTCTGAGCCATTTGTCCTGTCTCCTTATCATCAGTTGATAATTAACTGATTCTTGCAAGAATCACAGTAAAAAGTATTGGTTTTTTCACGGTCGCCAACAGGAATCATGATTCCTGTTTTACATTTTTTGCACAAAACTTTTTCGCCTTTCCTCAAGAGCTTTACTCTCTCATGAGGCGGAATATTCAGAGTATTCGTCATAAACAATCACTCCCATTTCAGATTCGGATATTTATCATTTATATGATTAATTATATCCTGGAGCACTTTCTCTGTCAATTCAATGTTTTGATGCCTGTACTCGTTCACATAGCATTGCAGTTCTTGACTTTTGGTATTTGGCTTGTTGATTTTGGCATGCGTGGCCTCGTGAATCACCGTAATAGCCGTTTCACGAACCGTTTTGGTATTATCAGCATAAATGTTGATTTCTCCATCTTCGAAAAGTCCGTCCAGTCCTTCATCAACATCAACTCCGTACCATACCTTTATTTGAATATCATTTTCCTGAAGATATTCCAACATTTCCGTTCCGATGCTGGACTTTTTCATTTCTTTCATGATATTTCGAGGTTTGATAACGTCTCGCCCCTTTGATCTGCCATCCAATGTTTGGAATATTCCTTCGTTGTCTTTATATCTTGCCTTTCTGTTTTTCGATGCTTCCCATTCTTCTGTGGTACCACCCTGCTCCAGAAAGTCCAACCATTTCTCATATTCTGCACTGTCTTCATAGGCTGCCGTGGAGCAGTGACACCGCGGATGCATCGGCGGCGCGTTCGTCCCCGGCATCATGTCCTGAACTTTGAAATGCCTGCCATCCAACGCCTGGCACCGTTCGCAGACATCTGCATTCCCGCAGGCAACGTATGTATACTCCTCGAATCCGTTTCGAAGGTAGGACTGTTTCTGCGCTTCTGTCTGGACTCTGGCAAGCTCCGTGACCATGAGCCGCTCTGCATCCTCCCTGCTTGCGCCGAAGCGTTTCTGCAGGTGCACCGCAAGCTCCCGCGGGTTCTTTCCCTGGATCAGCCCCGTTTTCAACAGCTTATCCAGCTCTGCTTTCAGCATGTCCTGGTACATCCAGATCCGGTCAGAATAGGTGGCATTGTGGAATGATGCATCCACGATTGTCCGCGCCATTTTTCCATTTTCCTGCACGGAATTGCCGAGAATACCCGCCTGTCTGCGAAACTCTTCTATTGTCTGCTGTGTCAGCGTCCGATCGAAATATTTCTGCAGTTCATCGAATCCGGATACCATTTCCAGCCCAATATTGGCTTTCAGCAGTTCCAGACGGTTGATCTTCATGGTTGCATTGTACAGCCGCATCTCTTCATTCGCCTGGTCGGAAAAATCTTTTTCTTTGACGTATTTCGCCGCTTTCCTGCCATACTCTTCGATATCGAGCTTGGAAACCCTTCTCTTTGCTTCTGCCAACGAAATCTTCTCAGCATTGGCGTATTTTGCGTAAAATCCATCGATTTCCTTCTGAATCTGATCCGCCATATACGCATAGGTCTTCCGGATCTCTTCTGCATAGGTCTGCTCAGACATCTTATTCTTCTTGGCATGTTCCGTCTCACGTTTCTGCCAGTATTCCTTACTCGTCATCCTGTCCACCGCCGCCAAACATCTGCTCCATTACCGGATCCGCTCTCACCTTATCCTGGTCTGCATCGATTTTCTCGATTTCATTCTGCACATTATCCACGATTGACAGCACGCCGAGCTGTGTTTCCTGGCTGACCACGCCTTCCAGGTTCTTCGCGATCTCTGCCTCTTCCTGCAGGTTTGCCGGGAAGTTCGGCGTAAAATGTGGATGAATCTTCACCCAGTCATCTTTTTTCATTCCTGAGACCGGATTTGAGAAAATCAGACGATACCTCCGGTTCATTCCACTGGTAAATTTCCGCTCTTTCGTTTTTTCCAAGTTACTCATTGCCTGCAGCTTATATTTCATGGCGATGCCGGAACTGGTGCCAAAATTCTCATCCGAGATATTGGCCACCATGCTAATATGGAAAATGAGCTTTTCCAGACGATCGATCAGATGTTCCTGCGTGGTATCACCATCCGGTTTCTGAAGAAATTCGACAATCAACCGTTCGGTGTCCCCGTCGAAATTAATGATTCTGTCATCCCGGATATGCGCCACATCGTCTTCTTCCAGCTTGGAACCAAGAACCTTGAGATAGGCATCCGCGAAATAGTCAACATCATTGGCTTTCTCGCTGATCGCCTTGTTGTATGCATTAATCATCGTAAGGACCGGCTCGAAGATTCCCATACGCTCCTTGTTTTCTACGTACTCCGATGCCGGAACGCCGTCGAAGCCGTGTATCTTCTCGTCTGCATCCCAGAGCAATTTTCCTTTGATTGTAAACCAGCGGACCTTCGTCTCGTCCGATACGCTTCCATGAAGGATCTGATTCGAATCGTAATACAGCCGCACGAAATATCGTTCCCTTTCCAGCACGGAATCGTCGTAGATCATGAATGCATCCAGCGGGCTCAGATATGTGATACCGATATTCCCGTTCTCATCTACGTAATACATTTCATAGCCTTTGCCGAAGATACTGCAGATTTTAGACAGCTCGGCATTGTTATCGTCCTGATCGTTGTACTGATCCAGGAACTCAACATATTTCTCAACCGCTTCGTTTCCACCATCAACCAGTAGCTTAATTGGATTCCCGATGAAGAAACCATTCATCGTATCCACGATATATTTTGCAAAATTGACCATGATTCGGTTGTCCGGTTTCCACCGGGGCTTGGGCGGCTCATGCAGAATCGGGTAGTCCGTTTCATAGGCCTCCTGCAGTCTATTGTATCGAAATGCGCACTCTCCAGAATGCCGCATGATGAATTCATTCAATTTGGCATCTGTCAGTGCTTCCTCTGACGGCAGCCTGTACAAATTCGTTCGCACTTCTATATCCCTCCTTTCACCTTTCTGTTCAGCCGTGGTCGCTCCCCAAGTATTGTATATACAAAATATCGTACAGCGTCCATCGCATGATCATATTGTTTCACTGGCTTGTCTTCTCCGTTTTCAGCAGCTTTTTTATCCCAAATATAAGATGCAAATTCTTTAATTGTATTTATACACGCCGTTGAAAATACAATTTTTTGCAAATTCAATTTGGTTGCTACCAATCGAATTCCGTCCTCTACATCATTTTTGGCTTTTATGATTTTGAATCCACGTTTTCGCAATTCCGCAATAAAAGAAGCAGCCGCAGGATCCACTATAATTGCGCGAATTTCCATCTTATCCAGCCAATTTTCCAAGTCGTCTGCATACTCTGCATCCGTTTTCTGCTTTCCTTCCTTTCGTCCAGAATAATAATATTCTTTCGTACAATACCAAACGCCATCCGTTCCTTTTTCCCACAGGAGAAACACCGTTGCATTTTGAGTTCCATAATCGCAACTGACATATCTATTGCTGTCAAGCAATAACTTTTCAAATAACAATGGATCTTTCACATGTTGTGCTTCGCTGAACATATCGTAGATAATACCCTCAGCCATAGCCCACAGGCCCAGGATGTATCTTTTATAGAACACCCCGGTATACATGTTTCGGTATCTGGTTTTTATTTTCTCAGATAGGCTTAGGTTGTCATCCATTGTAAAATGGAGATACAGCAGCTGTTTTTCTTTCCTCTTGTCAATCCAATTGAGCTTAAACCAGTGATATGGACCGTCCGGGTTGCAGTTAAACAAAAACTTGGAACCTTCAACGGAGCATCGGCCGGTTGCCTGATTGACGAAGGATTCCGGCATCAGTGCAACTTCATCAAAGAACACGCCCGCAAGCGTGATACCCTGAATCAGATCCTGTGAACGTTCATCTTTTCCACCAAAAATATAGAAATAGTTCTCTGTATCGCCTTTTCTGATGATAATGAGGTTATCAGCTCTTCGATCGGTTACGGAATATCCTCTGGACTTGAGCATCAGTTTCAGCCAGAACAGTACGTTTCTTCGGAAAGAACCAATGGTCTTTCCACACATAGCAAAGTTCTGACCATTGAATGTGCTCATTGCCCACATCACGAATGAGAGGGACATACTGACAGTCTTTCCGGATCGGATCGCGCCGTCAGCTATGATTCCATCCTTATCATGGACTGGCGAATCCTTGCACCACCAGGTAAGAACCTGCTTCTGTTTTCTGGAAAACGGCGAAAAATGGAATGTCTGGTCTTTCTGACAATTTTTAATGTTTCGCGTGAGATTCTGCAGCTTTGTTTTCAACGATGAGATCTTCTCATACACTCTCATCACCCCAGACTTCCTGCGCCACGGCATTCATCGCAGAAAGGAATCCATCATCGCCGGTTTCTTCCTGCTGAACATCCTGTTTGCTCATTTCAAATTCAAGCTGCATTGCTGCAAGTTCCAGCCGTGCATCGTCGTAACCAAATTTATGTAAAGCCTCAATGGCTCTCTGGCGCCGCGCCTGCACGCGAGTCAGGGCATCTTCTATGGACTGGATCTGTCCCAGAATTCCCTCATATTCTTTTAAGACAGTTGGTTTTCCTTTTTCAATTCCAGATCGATATCCGGTAACACTCATTCCCGCTGGAACTTGTTCTTCTGGCTCAATATTTTCATCGGCCGTCGGCTGCTCCATGTTCTTCAGCATCTCAATTCTTTTCAACATCCGCCGTTCCCGCACAGTCAATAGCTGAATTTCCTGCAGGAGCAACTGCTCCTTGTCCGGCGTCACAATTTCAGTCAACCGTTTTTCTTCTGGATCCAGACAATCAAAAAAGAGAGCTTCAAACTCTCCTGTCTTAATCGCATTCTTATTTCCCGGCGGTCCTGTTCCGCCATGCCCTTCGGCATTTTTGTTGCCCGGCTGACCGCCTTTCTTTTTTGCAACGTTGCGTTTATTTTTTTGCAACGTTGCATTATCCCAGTCATATCGATTCTTCCAGCTTCGAACCGTCCCTTCCGGAACTCCCAAAGTGCCGGCAATCTCTATTAATTTCAGACCTTTTGCATATAATTTTCTGGCCTGCTCCACCCGCTGATCCGGTGCTCTTGCCAAGCCTCACCACCTCTCATTCGTTTCGTTTTTGAGTATAAAAAAGGCAGTCTTTATGAAAGACCGCCCGCTGTACTATTTTACTTTTCCTTTTTTTCTATAA